TTTCAATCTTGCTGCCGCGGCGCCGAACACTCTGCGCCCGCTTTGCAACCAGATCACCCGGGCAATGGCACGGAAGGCGCAAGGTGCGTTCACGCCGTCTACCAAGGTATTCGCGCTGTGCGGCGATGCGTTTTACGACCAGTTTGTGAATCATCCGGACGTGATTCGTACGTTCGTGAACTGGAGCGACGCTCAGGAAATTCGCGGCGGCAGCGCCGGCGGCGCATTCTCGGCCTTTGAGTTCGGTGGCATCAAGTGGCTGAACTACCGCGGGTCGGACGACAACGCGACCATCAAGATCCCGGACGACAAGGTCAAGTTTTTCCCCGTCGGCGCGCCGGGTGTGTTCCGTCGTGCCTTGGCACCAGGCGAGTCGTTCCAGTGGGTCAACACCCCGGGCAAACCGGTGTACGTGGTGCCGATCATGGATCGCGACCGCAACGAGTGGTGGAAGATGGAAGTGAGTTCCTACCCGCTTCACATCTGCACTCGTCCGGAAGTTCTGTTCAGCGGCCGTTCGGAGGCTTAAATGCCCGTCAATTGGGACGCCGAGGTTCTCGGTCCCTTAGTTGGCGTGTTCGGCGAGCCGGTGCAGTATCGGCCGCGCGCCCGCGCACCGTTGACGATCTATGGAGTGTTCGACGACGCGTACCAGAAGGAGATGCTCTTCTCAGACGCATCCGTCGAGCTGACAACCGTTCAGGCGGTTCTTGGCGTTCAGTTGTCGCAATTTTCTATGCCGCCGGCACAAAACGACCAGTTGACCGTCGTTCGCACCGGCGGCGCTTACGTCGTGAAAGACGTCCGAGTCGACAGCCACGGCGGAGCAAAGCTGATCCTGAGCAAGATGGGGGCATCGTGACTACCTCGGCAGACATCCGCGCCAAGTTTGTCGAAGCCCTCAAGGGCTCGACCGATGCAGGTGACTCTGTATTTTCTCCATTCGATTGGCCGACATCGGGCGATGCATATCCGTGTGTCCTGGTGCGCGCCCCGAAGGAGCGGAAGGAGTCCCAAGGACCATTTCAGCCCGGATATGACGTCTACACGACCCTGCAGGTCGTTGCGCGGACGATTTCGCCAGCGCTGATCGGTGACGAGGGATCGGCCGTTGCGCTGGCTGCGGCTGAACGCCTGAAGGCGCAGATCGAGGTCGCGCTGATCAACAACCCGTTGATCTGGAACGATTCGACGGGCGGTGCGCTTATCGAGCAGTTCACTTCGATCGACTCGGAGATCTCCACGTCTTCCGACGGCGAGATGCCCATGGCCGAGTTGGTAATGCATATCGAGGTCAAGTTCTACCAAGGCCCGGAAGACTTTTATCCGATCCCGGCCGCAGTGATCGACGAGGTTCAAATCGCCGTGTCCGTTCCGGATGGCACGCCGCAACCCGGAATCATCATTCATCCACAACTCTGAGGAGCGGCGATGTTCATCAAGCCAGCACCCGGGATCAAACTGCGTGATCCCGAAACGAAGCAATTTGTCCCCGAATCAGGCCAGGAAGTAGGGGAGTTTGACCTGTATTGGGTACGCCGCATCAATGACGGCGATGCCATCCGGGTCTCCGAAGAGACCCCTGAAGCGCCGTCCGCAAAGCAGGGAAAGAGCGCTTAAACATCCCAACGAATTGAACAATCAACCCGCTTCGGCGGGTTTTTTGTTTTGGAGAACGCCAAGTGACTGTTCCCTTTAAAACCATTCCGCAGAATCTGCGGGTTCCCCTGTTCCATGCCGAACTCGACAACAGTCAGGCAAACAGCGGTGCATCGACGCAGCGTGCGTTGGTCATCGGGCAGATCGCAGCCACCGGGACTGGGACGCCGGGCGTTCCGCAAATCTCCCAGGGCGCGACCGAAGCAAAGTCGGTCGGCGGTGCCGGTTCGATGCTTGCGCTCATGACGGCCGCGTATCGCAAGGCTGACCCGTTCGGTGAGGTCTGGTATCTGCCGTTGGCCGACGATGCCAGCGCAGTGGCTGCGTCGGGAAGCATTGCAATCTCTTCGCCTGCCACGGCCACTGGTGTGATTTATCTGTACATCGCAGCCGTGAACGGCGTACCGCCGGTGACCGTCACGGTTACGTCGGCGCAAACGACTGCGCAGATCGCTAACGCCATTGCGGCCGCGATTAACGCACAGTCCGACCTTCCCGTGACAGCGGCCGCAGCCACGTCGACGGTGACGGTGACTGCCAAGAACAAGGGCGCGGCCGGCAACGACATCGATATGCGAATCAACTACCGAGGTGCTGCAAGTGGCGAGACGCTACCGGCAGGCCTCGCATTGACGATTACACCGATGGCTGGGGGGGCTGTCAATCCGGCGCTGGCGACCGCATTCGCGAACCTGCTCGACCAAGAGTTCGATTTCATCGCGTTCCCGTACACGGATGCGAACTCTCTAGATGCCATGAAGGCATTCCTGAGTTCGACGACTGGGCGATGGAGTTGGAGCAAACAGATTTACGGCCACGCGTTCAGCGGATATCGGGGAACCCTTGGCGCACTTACCACGTTTGGTACCAGCCGGAATGACGAGCACGTATCCGTCATGGGGTTCAACGATTCTCCGACGCCGGCATGGATTCTTGCGGCTGATTTGGCCGGCACCGTGGCGACTTCGGTGCGAGCAGACCCGGCGCGACCGGTACAGACATTGGCGTTGTCGAGTTTCCTTGCACCGCCGCTGGCATCGCGCTTCGCTTTGAGCGACCGAAACACCCTTCTGTGGGACGGCATTTCGACGTTCACCGTCGCCAGCGACGACACTGTCGCCATTGAAAACCTGATCACCACCTACCAGCAGAACAGCTTCGGACAGCCAGACGACAGCTATCTGGAGGTGGAAACGCTGTTCACGCTCGCCTACGTTCTGCGTGCTCTTCGCTCGGTTGTGACGAGCAAGTACGCACGTATGAAGCTGGCTGCGGATGGCACTAGGTTTGCGCCTGGTTCGTCCATCGTTACGCCCACGATCATCAAGGCCGACCTGATCGCGCAATACCAACAGCTCGAGTATGACGGCTTCGTACAACAAAGCGCGGTATTCGCCCAAGGGCTCATCGTCCAGCAGAACAGCACGAATCCGAACCGAGTGGACGTGATTTACCCGGCGGTGTTGATCGCGCAATTGCGCGTCTTCGCGCTGCTCATGCAATTCCGCTTGAGCTAACCCAACTGAATTCTGGTGCCCCAGCGGCACCATTTTCTATTTAGGAGGTACCTCATGGCAGGTAATCCGAATCGCCTGGCAGGAACCGCCAGCATTACCGTCGACGGGACGAACTACCTGCTGGTGGGGGACTTCGAATACAACCCGTCGTCGGTGACGCGCGAAACCCTTTCCGGCCAAGACGGTGTTCATGGCTTCAGCGAAAAGAAGCGCCCCGGCTCCATTTCCGCAAGTCTTCGCGACGCCGGCAACCTCACGGTGGCCGACCTGAACGCGATGGACAACGTCACCGTCGTCGCGCAACTCGCGAACGGCAAAACCATCATCGGCCGGAACATGTGGACGGTGGAAGACCAGACGGTCAAATCCACCGACGCCACGATCGAAGTCAAGTGGGAAGGCCCCCAAGTTTCCGAAACCACGAGCTGAACATGAGTCAACCTGACGAAAAAACCATCACGCTGCGCAAGCCGGTGAAGCTGGGCAGCGGCGAAAGCGAAGTTGTCTACGACAAGATCAACCTACGCGAGCCGACGGCCGGTGAACTGGATAAGGCGACCAGTGTGGGGGGCTCGAACATGGGCATCGGGATTATGCTGATCCACCTCGTTTCCGGCTTGCCGAAGACGGCAATTGAGAAGCTCTGCCAACGTGATTTTACGGAGGCGAACGAGTATCTCGGGGGTTTTACCGACGATGGCCCGACGGAGTCGCCGACGTAATCGCCGACGTCACCTATTTTTTTCGTTGGGGCCCGCTCGACGCGGAGCGCCTATCGCTTTCAAAGCTGGCTTGGTGGAGAGACCAGGCTAAACGCATTCGACACACCATGGAGGAGGTCTGATGGCTGGTAATGCGTATCAGATCACCATCACGGCAGCCGATAGGGCGTCAGCGGTGGCGAAGAAGATTGAAGCGTCGATGCAGCGGATCACGAAGCCGATTGATCGGGTGACTGCGTCGTCAAAGAAGATGAATGACGCAGCCGCAACCCTTCGCAAGCCGTTCGCGGATGTCGGCCGCTCGCTCAAGGCATTGAGCGACGAAACCGGCGTAACGAAGGTCGCGCGCGGTATCCGTCGCATTGGATATGCCGCCGCGGATGCTGGTCGTAGCCTGCTAGGAATTGTTGCGCCGCTCGCGGGTATCGCGGGGCTCGGATCGATCGCTGGGATTGCCCTGATGACGAACGAGTGGGGCAAGATGGGGGCAGAGGTACTGAAGACGTCCGCTGCCATCGGCGTCTCGACTGCGGACCTTCAGGCCTACCGAGGGGCGGCCAAGCTCGCCGGCCTTTCTGCCGACGAGATGACGGGGTCGTTGAAGACGCTCGGCAAGACCATCGAAGATGCGACCTATGGTCGAAATCAAGATGCGTTTGTGATGATGCAGAAGTTCGGCATCAGTCTACATCGCACGAAAGATGGTGCGGTGGATGCGACCCGCGCGCTCAAGGACGTCGCAAACGCGATCGTGAAGCAGAAGGGCAACGTCCAGACGCAGGCGCTGATCGCCGACGTGTTCGGCGTCGGATCGTTGCTGCCCATGCTTCAAAAGGGCGAATCCGGTATCGATGCCTTCGTTAAGAAGGCGAAAGACATGGGGCTCGTCCTGAGTGACGAGCAACTGAAGCGAGCGGCGGCGTACAACGAGCAGATGATCAAGCTCGAGGCGTCCGGCACAAAGCTCAAGTACTCGTTTGGTGAGGCCATGGCACCCGCTCTGGAGCGGAC